TAAATTAGCATCGCTATTAAGTAATTAATAGTTGTAAGCCATTGAATTGCTGGAAAGCCCTAGCGTATAGTCGAGGGTAATCAGCAGCCAAGCTCGAAAGAGAAGGTTCAACGACTATCCCGGAAGGGAGTACACTCAAGTGAGTGGAAGTGGTGGCCCCCTACTCTAAGGAGAGGGTGAAGATATAGTCTACTCTGTATAGAAATATACAGCAGTTCATTAGAGAACGCATACAGATTAACGACCTGTATGGAATACAAAGGAACAACAGCGGGTTGGAAAAATACATTTGCTTACGAGAAGCTTATGATGGTCCTTCTTGAACAGATTACACAAAGCGAGAGTGCTTGTGTTATGGGTGGTACTTGGCGCGTTCCAGTTGCAGAAGGATTGCTTGCTAAAAACTTCGTACAGCAGTTAAAAATGGATGGTACTTATAATGATAGTTCATTTGGGCGCGAATATGAATCTGAATGGAGCGGGGATGCGGAAAATGCTTATTTCTCGTCAGAGATTTTTGACAAATATCGTATTCTCAATCAGCCAGAATACGAATTTAGTGGAAGGAGTAGTAAAACTGCATATTATGTAATAGGTGTCGATGTTGGTAGAAAAGGATGCTCTACAGAGGCAGTTGTTATTAAGGTAACACCGCAACCGCAAGGAGCGTCTATTAAGTCTATTGTTAATATATATTCATGGGAAGAAGAACATTTTGAACAACAAGCTATTAACTTAAAGAAATTATTTTATAAATATAAAGCTAGAGTTTGTGCTATTGATGCAAATGGTCTTGGTATTGGTTTAATTGACTTTATGGTTAAATCTCAAATCGATCCAGTTACAGGTGATACACTTCCTCCTTTTGGAGTAGATAATCTTGATGAATACCCAGAGTATAAGCAGTATAGAACTCCAGAGACAGAGCGGGATGCAATGTATCTTATTAAAGCAAATGCACCAGTTAACACAGAAGCTTATAGTAATGTTCAAACTCAATTATCAAGCGGAAAAATTAAATTCCTTATTGATGAAGTTACTGCAAAAGTAAAGCTTATGGAAACTAAGATGGGACAATCTATGACTCCTGAGAAAAGAGCTGAATATCTTATGCCTTTTACTTTAACTACTTCGTTAAGAGAACAAATGCTTAACTTAATAGAAGAAAATGAAGGCGTAAACATTATCTTGAAGCAGTCTTCAAAAGGAACTCCAAAAGATAAATTTTCCGCCCTTATATACGGTATGTTGTTTATTAAGCGAGAAGAGGAGCGTCGCCGCAAGAGAAAGAAATTTGATATATCAGATTTAATGCTGTTTAGTTCGTCTGGACATATTTAATTAAACCTATTTAATTTTTTTATATATAATATATAATCAAAGAAAGGCGTAAAATAATGAGAGCAAGTAGAGGCGAAATAACAATAGAAGAAATATTAACACAAGCAGGTTTAGATTTTCAAGAAGAATATAGTTTTTCAGATTTAGTATCCAATAATGGTCGCCCGCTAAGATTTGATTTTGCTGTCTTCGATGATGAAGGTGATATAGATTTTTTAATCGAATATCAAGGAATACAACATTATCAGCCTAAAGAAAAATTCGGTGGAATATCTGGTCTGCGCAAGCAGCAATTTAACGATATGAAAAAGCGTGAATATTGTAAAAAGCATAATCTTAAATTAGTGATTATTCCTTATACAGATGAATTTTTATTAAGTTATGATTATATCATGACTAAGGCTGGATACTAGAAGGAGGATTAAAATGCGAATTAGAAATCATGGTAATGGTAATTATGAAAGTCGTGATTTTAATATAAGAATGGAAACTTCTGATACTTATCTTCCTCCTATAGATAGAGAGACAGGAACGCTTGATTACTCTAAAATTAAAGTTGGAGCAAAAACGCTTGAGGATGCAGTAATTGACTCCCCTTTAAAGAAAGTTAATAGAACTTATACCGATAAAGAAAATATTCTTCGTTGGTTACATAATGGGGATGTAAAAACTTTAAAACAAGTTTCTAAATTCTTTTATCGTACAAGCGGTATCTATCAAAGATTATGTAGATATTTAGCTTATATGTATCGTTATGATTGGTATGTAGTTCCATATGTGGATGGTGGAGATACATATCCAGATGATGGTGATAAAGGTGATATAAGCGCGCAAAGAGTTAATAAAATTATAGATAATTTCTTTAAAACTTTGCGCTATTTAGATGAGTTTAAAGCTAAATCAGTTTTAAAAGATATAGCTCTTAAAATTATTGTTGAAGGTTGCTACTATGGTTATATTGAACTTAATGCAACTGGACCTGTTATTCAAGAATTACCATCAGAATATTGCCGTTCAAGATATAAAAAGAATGGATGTCCAGTAGTAGAGTTTAATATGAAATATTTTGATGATTATTATACCGATCCCGCATATCGTGTTAGGGTTGTTAAATTATTCCCTGACGATATTCAGAAAGGATATAAATTATATCTTCAAAGAAAATTAAAACCTGATTTTAATGGTGATACTGATGGATGGTATTTATTAGACCCAGATTATGGATTTAAACTTAATCTTAATGATGATGATTTACCTATAATGGCTTCAGTAATACCTGCGATAATTGATTTAGATGAAGCACAAGCGCTTGACCGCAAGAAGATGGCTCAGAAGTTATTAAAGATAATCATTCAGAAGATGCCTATTGATAAAAATGGTGATTTAATATTTGATCCTGAAGAGTCTCAACAATTACATAATAATGCGGTAAAGATGCTTACAAGAGCAATTGGACTTGATGTTTTGACTACTTATGCGGATGTAGAAGTTGCAGATATGTCAGATAGAAATACTACCACTACTGTAGATGACTTACAAAAAGTTGAAAGAACAGTATTTAATGAAGCTGGTATTTCACAAATGCAATTTAACACAGATAGTAATATATCATTAGAAAGATCAATTGAAAATGATGCAGCTATGATGAGTGTGCTTTGCGACCAATTTGAAGCTTTAATGCAGAAATTAATTCAAAACTTTAATAAAACTCCAAAGAAAGTTTTTTATCAAGTTCAAATATTACCTACAACTATTTATAATTATAAAGATTTATCAAAGTTATATAAAGAACAAACTCAAATGGGTTATTCAAAGATGTTACCACAGATTGCACTTGGTTTATCACAAAGTTCAATTCTTGCAAATGCATTCTTTGAGAATGACTTACTGAATCTTGTTACTGTATTTGTTCCACCTCTTACATCTAATACAATGAACGCTGATGCACTTGCGCAACAGCAGACAGGAAGAAGAAATACAGGTATCTCTCAAATAAGAGATCCTGGTGATGCGGGCTCCGAGGAAAAACAGGTCGGCCGCCCAGAGAAGAGTGAAACAGAAAAATCAACCAAAACTCTTCAAAACCTTGAAAGTAAAAATTAAATATATTATAAAGGAGGAATTTTAATGAATAATTATCAGTCTATTGCAACTATTAATGCACCTGAATTCATTAACTTAGAACCTCTTGATATAAATCCTATGATGTCTAAATGTGAAATTAAAGTTTTATATTTAGGACAAAATAGAAATGGTACAAGTATAAGTAAAGCAGTTGCATCTGAGATGGCTAAGACATTAAGAGGTGCTCCTATTGTTGGTTATTATAAAGATGGTAATCAAGATTTCTTCGATCATGGTGAACAGATTGTTTGCGATGGTGATGGAGTGCATTTTAATACTTTAACGAAGCCTTATGGTTTTGTTAGCCCAGATGCGGAAGTGTGGTTTCAAGATTTTGAAGAGAGTGATGGCTCTGGCAAAATCACTCCTCGCACTTATTTGATGACTACAGGCTACTTATGGACAGGACAGTACAAAGAGGCTCAACAAATTTTTGATGATGGCGGTAAACCGCAATCAATGGAATTAGATGAAAAATCTTTATCAGGATTTTGGGCAAAAGAGAGTAATTCTGATATTGAATTTTTTATAATAAATGACGCAGTATTTTCAAAATTATGTATTTTGGGAGATGATGTAGAACCTTGTTTTGAGGGTGCATCTATTACAACTCCTAATGTTAGTAAAACTTTCTCATTAGATGACAAATTTAAGAGAACTCTGTTCTCAATGATGAAGGAATTACAAGAAACTCTACAAGGAGGTAACTATAAAGTGGCAGATGAGATTAAAAAGCAAGTAGGAGATCCATCTGAAGCTATAGTTGAGGAAACTATAGCTGAAACACAGCTTACAGATACTCTTCAACAAGAAGGAGAAACTGTAGTAGAAACTCCAACAGAGAATGAAAACACAGAAACACCAAGCGCTGAAGCTGAAGTTGAAGAGCAGACAGAAACATCAAGCGCTGAAGACAATGCAGCTGAAGGTGGTAATGAAGGTGGTTCTGGAGAAGGCTCTGGTGGCGGAGATAATGCTGATGATGGCGCTTCTGAATATGTTAAGAAAGATGATGACAAAGAAGAAAAATCCGAAGAAAATGAGGACAAAGATGATAAAGAAGATAGCTCTGAAAAAGAAGAAGATAAAGACGAAGAAGATGATACAAAGAAAAAGTATTCTTTATTATTAACTCAATTTGAGGAACTTCAACAGTCATATTCAAGTCTTCAAGCTCAAGCTGAAGAAACAGCCGCAGAACTTGCTCAATATAAAGCAAAAGTTGAAGAAAATGAGCTTGAAAAGAAAGATGCTTTAATTGCTGAGTTTTATATGCTTAGTGATGAAGATAAGAAAGATGTTATTGATCATAAAGCAGAATATTCATTAAGTGAAATTAAATCTAAATTAGCTGTTTTATGTTATGATAAAAAAGTAAGTTATGTTGTAGCTGATGAAGCTGAAAAGGACATGACTGTAGATATCGTTTCTGACTCAAATAAACCTGAATGGCTTGGAGCAGTAGACGAGTACATTAATAGTAAAAACTAATAAGGAGGAAACCTAGAAATGGCTAGTATTACAAGAAAAGGTTTTGGTCAGGTAGAGCCTAATCATCTTTCAGCTCAGAGAACTGGACAGATTTATGCTCAGCTTATTGCAGATTCAAGCCTTAATATTATTGAGAATGGTATGTTCTTAAAATATGATTATGAAAATAGAAAAGCCACAGTTTCAGCAGATGTTCCTGGTGAATGGCTTTTAGTTTACAATGAAGAAAAGTTATATGATCCTCGCAAACAGGCTCATAAGGATTTCGCTATGATTAAGACAGATTATGTTGATAATGAAATGGTTCCTAGACTTTTCAAGACAAATATTGGTGATATTTTTACAACAAATACACTTGGCGCAAATACATCAGACAGTGCTACTACATCAGCTTTTACTGTTGCAGTAGGAAATACAATGATTGTAGATGAAACAACAGGTTATCTTAAAGTTGGTACTGCAGTAGCAGGACAGCCAGCATTTAAGGTTGTTGCTTTAACAGTTATGCCTGATGGTCAGGATGCAGTTAAGTTACAGAGAATTTCTTAAGAAGGAGGATAAAGTATAATGGCATTAGAAAAATCTCAACTTATTACTTTAGCTGTCACAGTCGCAAAGGCTGATCCTTCTGCTGCTGTAGCTTATAGTTTCGGTGATAAGCAATATTCTTATAAGCAGCTTGATGATACACTCCGTGCAGAGTTAAATCAGATTGCTGGTACATTTAATTTATATCAACAGAATAAGCATCTTGTTTACGAGCTTATTCAGACAGTTATCGATGAGGTTGTTCCTCAGAGAGTTCTTGAACTGTATGGTCAGTTCGCAGATGTTCGTAATTTTGCACAGGGCGATAAGCCAGTGTTCTCAGTAAAGACTTCAATCGCTTCTAAGCTTAGAGCTAAGAAATTCGTAACAAAAGTTGGTTTAGCTGGTGTTTACGAAGTATTCAAGCTTGATGGATATAATTTAGAAGTTCCTACAGAGGCATGGGGTGGTGCTGCACAGATTGGTATTGAAGAATACCTTGATGGTCGTATCGACATGGCTGATGTAATTGAAGTTATTCAAGATGGTCTTAATGATTGCGTATATCGTGAAATCGCTAAGGCTCTTAAGGCAATTATCAATGGTCTTCCACAGACAAACAAGAAGAGTGATAACACATTCATTCAGTCTAAGATGGATTCACTTCTTCAGGTAGCAGATGCTTATGGTAAGGCTACTATCTATTGTACATTTGAGTTTGCTGCAACAATGGTTCCAGATCAGGGTTGGGCTTCAAATGAACAGAAGAACGCAATGTGGAATACAGGTTACCTTGCTAACTACAAGGGACATAATGTAGTTATTCTTCCTAACTCATTCGAGCCAGCTGGTTATGGTGATACAGCTAACACAGAAAAGGTTCTTGATCCTTCATGGGCATATATCATTCCTACAGGTGCTGATAAGCCAGTTAAGGTTGCTTTCGAAGGTGATACACTCGTAAGAGAATGGGAGAACAAAGATTGGTCAAGAGAAATTCAGACTTATAAGAAATTTGGTGTTGGTGTAGTTGGTCTTAATGCTGGTATCTGCGCATATCAGAATACAAGTCTTGCTCCAGAAGATAAGACATTAGTTAAGAACGCAGCACCTGGACTTTCACCGATTTTCGAATAGATGTTTCTCTTAATGCCGAAAAGGGAAGCGGACTTGTTGAAATTATAGATGATCCAGATAAGAATGGCGTATTTAGAGTTGTTAATACTTCTCAGAAGTTTAAGATTGTTTCTACATCAGTAGATGGAATTGAAAATACTCAAGTATTTAACTTATCAGGATTAACTTTAGAAGATTAAAATAAAATAGGGGAGATTGTATAATCTCCCCTTGCTTATTATATATTGAGAGAGATAAAAGGAGATAAAATAATGATGAGAGATGATACATTAGTTCCTGTTCAGAATAGGGATTTTGGTTCAGTTGGTTATACAATACCAGATTTAAATAATTTACATAGAGAGTTTCAACCTGGAGAAATTAAGAAAGTACCTTATGGTGAGCTGTTTAAACTTATACAAGTTCCAGGTGGAGAATATATCATTAATAACTATTTAATTATACATGATGAAGAGGCTGTTGCAGCACTTCTTGGAGAAGTTGAACCAGAATATTTCTATAAAGAAGAAGAAATAGTTGAGTTAATGAAGAATGGTTCTGTAGATGAATTTGAAGATTGTTTAAATTTTGCTCCAAGTGGAGTGTTAGAATTAATTAAAGATATTGCTGTTAAATTACCTCTT